TCCAAATAATATTTATTTTTCTCCTCGTGCAATGTAGTTATTTTTTTCTTGTATGTACCTATTTTAGAATCAATTTCTGAAATATTTTTATCATTTCGTTCTATTTTTTCAGTTTTTTCTTTTTCTAATTCTTCTATTTTAGTCATTAATTTAGGCAAAAGAACGTGTATTTTATGATTAAAATATTTAAGTTTTTGATTGTACAATATATCGAGTGTGGTTTCATTTTTATTCATTAATTAATACTTATAGTGAATACTTTAATATTTAATTTAAAGATTAATTTTAATTTTTTTTTCTTGGGATATACTATAACATGGGAGGAGGACTAATGCAGCTCGTTGCCTACGGCGCTCAAGATATTTATCTTACTGGTAATCCTCAGATTACTTTCTGGAAAGTTACTTACAGACGCCACACAAACTTTGCGATGGAGTCGATTGAGCAGACTTTCAACGGCCAGGCTGATTTCGGTCGTCGTGTAACCTGCACCATTTCTCGTAATGGTGATCTTGCTTACCGTACCTACCTTCAGGTAACTCTTCCTCAGATTGACCAATCTCTTGGTAGTGATACTCCTGTATATGCTCGTTGGCTCGATTTCCCTGGTCACCAGATCATTGATGATGTTGAACTCGAGATTGGTGGTCAGCGCATTGACAAGCAATATGGTGATTGGATGCACATCTGGGTACAGCTCACCATGGACAAGAACCAGGAGCGTGGTTACTACAAGATGATTGGTAATACCACTCAGCTTACCTTCATGACCGATCCTTCGTTCGCCAACGTTGATGGTCCATGTGGTGCTGATGCTCCTCGCCAGGTTTGCGCTCCTCGTAATGCTCTTCCTGAGACCACTCTTTACATTCCTCTTCAGTTCTGGTTCTGCAACAATCCTGGCCTTGCTCTTCCTCTTATTGCTCTTCAGTACCACGAGGTTAAGATCAACATTGATATTCGTGCTATTGATGAGTGCCTCTGGGCTGTAAAGTCCTTAATTGACAACACTGGTAATGACCAGAAAGTATCGAATGCTTACTCGCAGTCGCTTGTATCTGCTTCCCTCTATGTTGATTACGTCTACCTTGACACTGATGAGCGCAGACGTATGGCTCAGAATCCTCACGAGTACCTCATTGAGCAGCTTCAGTACACTGGTGCTGAGTCGGTTGGTTCGTCGTCCAACAAGATTCGCCTCAACTTCAACCACCCATGTAAGGAGCTTATCTGGGTTGTACAGCCTGACTGCAATGTTGACTACTGCGCATCCACTGCCAGTGGCACTCTTCTTAACAAGGCTCTTGGTGCTCAGCCATTCAACTACACTGATGCGGTTGATGCTCTTCCTAACTCGGTCAAGGCCTTTGGTGGTGATCTTTCTGTTGGTGCTACCAGTGCTGCCTTTATTAATGATTCTGGTCTTTTTGCCAATGCCGCATCTGAGGATATTACTGAAGGTCTTTCCTTCAATCCATCTGTTGGAGGCTGGGCTGGAATTGATTCTACCACACCAGCATCTGGTGTATCTGATGCCGGTACCTTCGTACTTGCTGAGACCTCCCTTGACATGCACTGTTGGGGCGAGAATCCAGTCGTCACTGCCAAGCTCCAGCTCAACGGTCAGGATCGCTTCTCTGAGCGCGAAGGCACCTACTTCGACCAGGTCCAGCCTTGGCAGCACCACTCCCGTTCCCCTGACACCGGCATCAACGTTTACTCGTTCGCCCTTCGTCCAGAGGAGCACCAGCCATCTGGCACCTGCAACTTCTCGCGCATTGACAATGCCACTCTCCAGCTCGTGCTCTCGAACGCGACTGTAGAGGGCACCAACACTGCCAAGGTTCGTGTCTATGCTCGCAATTACAATGTCCTCAGAATTATGTCTGGCATGGGTGGGTTGGCCTACAGTAATTAGTAATGGGATGGAGTGTGACCTACAAATCCAACTGTGTGACCTACAATATTTTATGAATAAATTCACATGAATATAACACTATTTATAATAAAAATTATTTATTATAAATAATCTATTTAACCAATTTATTCTTTTTTATTTGCACGATATTCTGCGATTTCTTTTGCCTTTATTTTTTTATATTCTTCATCGCCATAATGTGCTTTTTGTCTTTCTCTTTGATTTTGTTTTCTAATTCTTGCTTTTTCAGCTTTTTCTTCTTTTGTTTGTTTATTTCCTTTAACTATTGAAGTATTTGATTCAATCTGTTTTGTGTCTACTATGACATTTTCAATTATTTCAGTAATTAGTTTGGATTTAAATATTATCTTTGATTTTATAGGTTGTCTATTTTTTTCACATATTAATTTACATTTTTCTATCATTTCTTCATAGTCATTATTACGCTTTATATAGTTACAATTGCCACAACAAGATTTTACATTATTTAAAGTATATCCTTTTTCATTATCAAACCGATCTATTCCATTTTTATGAGTTTCTGTGCTGCATTTACCACATAAATAACATGATTTTTTTGTTATATTATTAAAATCTGTTTTTGATATATCAAACGCAATTTCTTTAGCTTGTGCTCTTTTTTTATATTTATTATAATCTATATTGAACATATCTTTAAAATCTTCTGGATATAATTTTCCTTTGAATAATCCCAAATGAGTCATTATATGTTCTATACGATTTATAAATATAGTTGGACCAAGACAACCCTTCATATAATTACATATTTCACAACAACTTACACAATTTGTCATAATATATCCCTCACTTGAATCTAAACGATCAATCCCATTGAATCCTTTTTCTTGAACAACTCCACAATAATGACATCCACATTCAACCATCTCCATAAAATCTCCTTTTGTTAATTTAAATTCAAGTTGTTTTGTTTCAGCAGAACGTTTATATGTTACAAAATGATAATTTATATTTTCACTTCTATCTTTATTTGATTTTGCACATTTTTCAGGATTCGCAAAACGCCAATTCTTCGCATTATCCGCATTTTTCTTTAAATAACCTTCCAAATCATTTTCAATCAAACGCATCCGTGCGTCCATCCAATGTTTTGCCACCTTTTCATAGTTTGCTTCTTTCCATGCAAATTTTATAGCCCTTCTCTCTGGTTTCTTTTCATTTTTACGAGCTAGTTCCTTCACGTGTTCTGCGTCGCGTTTCTCATCAGCACGTTTATTTGCCGCACGACATTCAGAACAGGTTTTGGTTTCACCATGTAATCCTTGGAATGAATCCATCGAAAATACTTTACAACAAGTTGAGCATGCCTTTTTATCTTCTTTAACTTCTATTACACTACCTCGTCTTTTGTGATCTTTTTCTCTCTCTTTTTGTAAACATCCTTGACATGCTGAAAATTTATACGTCATATCATTTTGAGTTCTACATCCACGAAGATATTGTTTACAAATTTTTAATCCCATAGATTCTGTTTCATCCTTGAAATGATTTGCTTGATGTTTACCACAATATTTATTTTCACTCTTTTTAAATTTACAACTATCTTTAGCACATAATACCACCGCTTCTTTTGCTTCTTGACGGACCTTTTCTCCACGTTCACGACACTCACCGCATGTACCGTAATTTCCTGTAAATTTCCACATTTTACAGGTAGTGCATACACTAGTTTTCTTGAACATTTCATCAGTATATTCATTCAAATAAATATGATGTTTACAGTATGTATCTTCAGGGCTGAAGCGGCATGGGGCATAATTTCGGTCTTTGGCAGGACAAGACATGGTATTGTGGTATATTTTAATGATTATTTTTATATTCAATTTTTAATAATCATTAAAAAACTACAACGTTCTTTGAATCATGACCGGTATAAAAGATTTTCAAAAATAAAAATATAGTGACCAACATCATTTTATACTTTATTCATTCAAAATTTCTTCTGCGATTGTTTTTTCACAAGCTTCAGAAACAGCTACTGCAACAGGAATTTTACTTTTAAATAAACTCATTTGACTTTCTAATGAATTTATTTTAGTTTGTAGTAATTTATTATTATCTATCAATGCTTTAACATTTTCTTCCAAATGTTCAATCTGTTTATCTGTATGACTCTGTTTTAATATTAGTAAATCAATAATATTGATAAAAGGACAAACCCCGATTGTTTTCCATATATCTGAATAGATTTTTTCTCTAACTTTTTCATAACATTTTGAAAATGTTTCAATCAAACTTGTAAATGAAAATACATATAATTCAGGAGACATTGATGAATAATATGTATCTGATATCAAAACCGATTTATCTTTTGTATCATGACCATTTCCTAAAGGTCGTCTTTCCATATTAAATATGTTTGAATTATATCCACCATGGATTATTCCAAATTCCTTAGATTCTAATACCTTTATAATTTTAGTCACATTTTCAATTCTTCCCTCAATATTACCACAACTATATCCTGTTGTATTATCATAATAAGAAGATAATTTACCGACATAGGGGATTCCTTCACACGCAATATCAAACACAAACCCTTTATATTGAGGCAATTCACTCTCATATTTTTTGTATGATACTTTAACTTTTCCGAAATGATTTAGAATCGACATTTTTATCATATTCAAAACAATAATTTACATTTCAATTTTATTTGCGTCCATATTTACAATGTTGTTTTTGTGAAAATCCTTTTGGATTGTTACAGTTAATACTTTTTTTATATTTGTTTGACCATTTTCTTCTTGTCTTTTTCATTTTTTTTGTTTTGTTCATTATATAAAAAAGATATTAAATTTTCAATTGTCCTTCAACCATGACTTTCCATCTCTCATAAAATTCAAGTGGATAATCAAATCTACTTTTAAATGCATCATATAATTCACGCGCACTCAATTCATGAGAATAATAGACATCATACATTTTAAAACTTTCTTCAAAATCTTCATAAGATAGTTTACCATTACCTACATAATGCATACCATCTATATCAATATACACAACAAACATTTTATCTTTTGGATAATTAGATAAAGTATTTGTTTTAATATAAAATAAAGAATAAAATTTACCTTGGATTGAAATAAAATAAGCACCTTTGTCAGGTTGACCACCTTGTCCTCCCTGACTGTGTTTTTCTTTATCTATATTCATTTCATTATTATAATAAATATCTTTAAATAATAATGAAAGGAGGTGTTTTTGCAAAAGAAGAAGATTTAGATATATTTCTACAAGAATGCAGAATATCTTATTTAAGTAGTGGCGCGTATGGAATTGTATTTTTAGTAGAGTCAGATACATCACCTTATGTCTCTGTTAAAGATAATAGAATAATAAATAAAATGATTATAAAACTGTGTGCTATAAATAATCATGGAACACATAATATAGGAGCCACAATTCAAGGTAAACAATATATTATTAAAACTGTAAATGAACGTAGTTTTGAAAGAGAGGTAGAAATACAAACAGAAGTATTTTTTAGAACATGTGATTATCTAGATCCAATATGTCCATGTATTATACATTCCGAAGTAAAAGGTTCAGATTTTGATTCACTAAATAGACAACGATTATCACCAAGATTATCAAATCTTTTAAGTAAAACACAATTGGATTCAGTTGAATATATTCTTTTAAAATTATTTGTAGATCAAATCACAACTGGAAGATTATCTGAGTATGGATTAATATGCATGGAATATGCAGATGGGTTTAATACATTATACAGGTTGAAACAAACGGAAACAAAAGAGATAATTGAAGAACTTGAAAGTATAGCGAGACAAAAATTAATTGAAATGACATTAAAAACACAGTATACTCATTCTGATTTTCATCATGGTAATATATTGTGTAAATTCGGCGACAAACCACAAGTTCTTCTAATCGATTTTGGATTATCTAACCGATTGAATGATGAACAGTGGAAAACATTGAAACAAGAATGGGATAGCCATAGTTATTATGATACATTAGAAAGTATATTTTATCCTCTTCGTTATGATAGTTATGATTTAAGAAATAATATGCATCATTATGGATGGTTACTTGGAACAGATGAAATAGAATATGATGAAGATGATGATTTTGAAGAAATATATGTAACAGAAAAGATTATTATAAAAATAACTTCAGAATTAGAT